TCAGGGTTGCAGTGCACATCCGGCCGACCACGCTGTCGCGGGCGGCCTGCCAGTCGAAGGTGGCCTGCACGCCCTGCGGCCCGGAAATCTCGATCCTCGGGCGCGGCAGGTAGACGGCGTGCACGGTTAGGCGCAAGCTCTCGCCCGAGGGCAGGACGTAGGCGAATTCCATCTCGCAGGCCTCGCCGCCCGCCGCCTGCGTGACCAGCGTCTGATCGGCGAAGCGCACCTCGATCCGGCCGGTGAGCGCCGCGATAGACGGGTCCGCGCCGTCGATGCGGCCGTCCGAGCGGATGGTCTCGATCCGGTCGAGGTTGTTGGCGTAGGTGATATCTGCTGATACCACGTTGCCGAGGGCGGTCCCGTTCCGGGTGACCTGTCCGTTGAAATGCCCGAACCGCTTCAGTTCCAGCGCGGTGGGTGGTGAGGCCGGTGCGCCGAACGCGCTGGTGGTCGTGCCCACCGTCTCGCCTTGCGCGACCAGGCGCGCGGTGGCGGTTAACAGGCCCGAGCGCTGCATCTGCCATGTGATCTGGTCGAGCACGCAGCCGGAATACATGGCGTAGCGCGGCACCTCGGGCATGCCGGTCTCGATCGACATTGAGGGCAGCGTCCAGGACCCGGACTGGAACTCGTGCGTCCAGGGGCCGGTGCCGGTCGTGGTCGGCGCGCCGAAGGCCGCCTTCAGCCAGAAGCCGAAGCCTGCGGCGTCGAGCGGCACCACCACGTCGCCATCCGCCGTCACCGCGTCCTTCAATGGGGCCAGCGGGTCGCGGCCGTAGCCGAGCAGTTCCGAGTTCAGCAGCGGCTGCTCCGCGCCGAGCGAGGTGCTGGCGAAGGGCATCCGCGTGTAGCCGCTGGCGGGCGGCGTTCCATAGGTCGTCTCGAACGCAAGCGCCATCAGCGCCCGCGCCCCCTGGGCTCGTGCCATTGTGTTCTCCTCGGATTGTCGGGTGGGGTCAGGCCAGCGGATCGGCCGTGGAATAGTGCAGCACCACCGGGAGTGAGGCGGATCAGACGACAGTCCAGTGGACTGTCGTCCCGCCGAACGCGGCCTTCAGGCTGGCCGCAGGTTCACCCAAGCGGGTCGTCAGTTGAATAATGCAAGACGACCGAAATGACCGCCGCCTTCAGGCTGGCCGCACCGTCAATGGGCAGATCGACCGGTCGCGGCGCTTCCGCCTCGACCCAGTCGCAGAGCCCGCCCAGCGTGCGGTCGGCGGCAAGCGCCGCGCCGACGCTGGCGGTCAGCGTATCGAAGGCGGCGTCACGGTCGTTCGTCCCTTGCAAGGGTCCACCGGACCCTTGCATCTGCTGGGCAGACCGGGCCTCACCCTGCACGACCGCCTCGATCTCGGCGCGGTGCTGGTAGTGGTAGCGCAGCGGCGACAGCGTCACCTCCGGATCGCCCGGCTCGCCGTCGCGCAGGATCAGCAGGCCTGCGGCGGGCACGCGCTCGGGCAGCACCTCGCCGCGGAGTGCGGTGGCAGGCAGCACTGAGAGCCGCGCGTGCAGCGCTGTGATGATGGTCTCAAAGGTGGTAGGCATGGCATATTTCTCGAGGCAGAGCGCTCAGCGCCAGTCCCGCAGATAGGCGGCCGGAAATCAGGCGAGCGCAGGATCAATCGCTGTCGACAGCCTCGGGAAAATCCGTGGCGGAGCATCGGATGCCTTCGGCTCGTGTATAGAGGGTGCTTCTCTCCACATCCGCGAGGATATCGTCGTCCACCTCGAACTCGGGGAACTGCCGCATGAACGGCGTTGCACCGCAGCCTGGTACGGCGCATTCGGGCCGCGACTTCGGGCAACGATTGAAGTGACAGAGCCGGCCGAGATAAGCGTCGCTCCCAGGCTCGAACAGGAACACGTCGACCTGATGGTCCGCCACGCCGAAATCCTGTTGACGCTCGTACTCGGCCCTCAGCGCTGCCACCTTTGCCCGCCGCAGATTACCGAGGCCGGCCAGGTCGTCAAGCCAGAGCGCGAGGTCGAGGTCCTTGCATTCATGCCATAGCGGAATGCCGCGGCGACGATACGGGGCGAAACGCGGCACTTCCTTCCACAGGGGCTTGGCAACCGATCCGATGACCGCGATCGCCACAACCTGCGGGAAGCTGGACCAGGCATCCGTGATCACGTCTGCCGCACGCCGGAAGTGCCGTTGCGTCCGTAACAGATGGGCGTTGTCCTGTTTCAGTCGGTCGGTTGATGGCATTGCGTGGCCCGGCATGGTTCGACATCCAGTATGACCCTGTCGGGGTGTCGGCGCCAGCGGGTTTGGTTTCAATATCTCATTGAAAGCGCGCCTCGACCCAGTTCGCGACGATCAACCCGGGTACGATGTCGAGCGCGCGCTCGGCGTCCCGCGCCAGATCCAGCCGCTTCGGCAACTTGACCTGCGGGACCAGCAGGAAGATCGGGACCGTGGCGCGGCCGCGTCCGGTCTTCGAGCGCGAGGCGACGCCTAGCCCCCGGTTATTCAGACGCCCGTCGGCCACGAGCAGGCTCGGTCCCGACCGGCGATAGACAAAGCGCAGGCGCAGCCCGCGGCGCCGCTCCCATTCGCCGGGGGTAATCTTGCCGCCCCGCCGGCCGCGACCGGCTGCGGGCAGCGGGATCGTCAGCCAGAAGCCTGCCTTCGAGCGGATCAGCGGGCCTGTATCGTGCGCGCTGACGATGTCCGGCGCGTTAGACCAGACCAGCGCGGCGGCGTTCAGGCTGGGCTGGCCCTTGGGATATTGCGCCGACCGGATGGTGCGGGACAGGCGCTGGCCGAGACCCGCGCCGGTGATCTGAGCGCGCCAAGCCGTCTTGAGATTGGTGCCGGCTTCGCGCGTGGCAGCGGACACGGCTTTCTCGCCGGCCTTGATCTCGGCGGCCATCATGGCGACCAGATCCGGAGTGACGTCCAGCTTCAGCTTCACGCTGGCCTCAAATCCACGGTCCAGATGAGCCGCTCGCGATCCCGCACCGGCTCGCCCTGTATCAGAAACCCCTCGCTGTCGATCTCGATGCGGTCGCCGGGGCGCGGGGCTGGCACCTCGGCCACGCGCAGATCAACGCGCGTGGTCTCCGACCAGAGCCGCGCGTCGCCGAAGCCGGTGACCTCGTCCGCGCGGCGGGAGACCACGCGGACGAGCTGGGGCGCGCCGCCCTCGGCGATGTAGACCGCGTCCCGCGCGATGTTGCCGTCCGCGAACAGCGCGTCCAGCGACGCATTGAACGCGGTCATCACGTGCGCCGCGCGCTGCGCAACACCTGCGGCCGGGTGCAGATCGGCAGCGGGTTGCTCTCGATCTCGAGGCGCACCCATTCGTCACGGTCCCGGTCCGGGATCATCCGCGCATAAAGCGGCAGGCCCACCGTGTTGACCGTCTCGAAGGTGTCGGCAGGCGCGTAGTAGATCTCGAACAGCCCCTCGACGCCTTCAGGGTAGAAATACGCCTTGTCGGTCGGCACGCCGAAGCCCAAGCCCCCGCGGTAGCGGCGGAAGGTGATGCCGCCGAAGCTGACCTCCTCGCCCACGCGCCCGCGCAGATCGGCGGCGGCTGCGGTGTTGAGATAGGTCTCGCGCACCTCCTTGTGGGCCACCAGATCGGCGAAGAAGGCCGAGCCGCATTCGGCGCGCAGCTGCACCTGGCCGGCGGCCAGACCCCCGAGGCTGTCCTCGACGCTCTCGATCAGCGCCTGGGCCCGCTTGCGCAGCGCGCCGGAGGCCGGGGATGTGTTGTCGAGATCGAAATCGACCTCGGCGGCCGGGGTGATGCCGAACTCGGCATGATAGTCGATTACCGTGGCCCCGTCCTTCGGGTCCTTTACGACGCCCTGAATGCCGTTGAAGAGGTGGAACTCGAAGGTGGCCTCGGCATCGTTGCGCAGGCGGCCCAGCTTGCGCGCCACTTCGGTCTGGACCTGCTGGACGGCGGTTTCCGAGCCGAAGTCGCGGATCGCCTGGATTTCCGAGGCCCAGAGCACGTCCTGCTTCTTGAACTGCCGGCAGACGAAGGCACGCATGTCGCGGCGCTCAGGCGTCTGGGACTCGTAGGCCGAGCCGCGCTCCGAGAACGGGATCAGCGACAGGGTGCCGTCGCGGCTCTCGATCATCACGGTGCGCGTGCGCACGCCGCGGCTGCCGAAGAGCCCGGCGCCCGAGAGGATCGCGGGCTTGAAGGGGATGTTTTCGAGCGCGCGGGTCAGCTCGATAATGGAGAAGGCGTCGCCTTCGAAGATGTCCATGGTGGCCATGAGCCAGCCTCCTTCTATTTCACAATTGATGGGGAAGTTGCGCCATGGCTCAGCGCAGGATGATGCCAAGTGCGGCAAGTGCCGTGGTGGCGGTGGCGATCTGCGCCTCGGTGGCACCCTCGGGCCAGATGATCTCATGGCGGTTCACGATGGCCGGGCCGCGCACAAGCACCACACCGGGGGCGTCGGCATCGGTGGCATCGACCGCACCCCAGAGGATGCCAGCGGCATTCTGGCTGCCATTCGTGGCAGCGGGCGCAAGGCCCGTATATTTGCCGCCCGTGGTGATCTTGCCCAGCACGCTGCCGGGCGCGAGATTGCCGGCGCCGGAGGCGAGGGTGACAGTTTCGCGGGTGTAGTCGCGCAGCACTTCCCAGGTGAGGAAGCCGCCCGCGTGTTTGCCTTCAGTGAGCGTGGTCATGATGTCAGCCTTTCAGTTTGAAAGTGCGGGCGATGACATCGCCCCAAGGGCGTATGGTGGAACTGCGCCCGGGTTGTGGATGATGCGGGTTGATCTGCGGCTCGGTCTGGGCCTTGGCGGCCAGAAGCTGCGCGCGGACCGCATCCAGACCGGCGTCCTCTTCCAAAAACCGCCCTGCCATCTGCGGCTGACCCGCCAGACGGCAGAGATCGATCACGGCGCGGGCATGGGCAATCACCTCGGTGCGGATGGCGCTGGCGTCGGGTGCTGCGTTGGCGATTGCAACGCAGCTTTCCGCCCCGCTCGGTTGGGTGTTCCCGTCTGCAACACCCTCGCTTTGCTCACTCGGCGCCGATGGGTCCTCTGCTGACGTTGTGGTATCGCCCGGAGTGATGTTGTCTTTCCCAACATCACTGTCAGACGCCGCCGACAGGGTTGCCTCCGTCATATGATCCGGATCGAGTTCAAAACCGTTGGAGGTGGCAACGGTTTCCGCGACGTCCTGGAGCAGCGAAGGCGGCGCGTTCCGAAACCGCGCGATATCAAAGCTCGCCGCAATCCGCACCGGCTCTGCCATTCGTGTGGCCAGCCCCAGTTCCAGCGCGTCCTTCGCGTCAAACCAGGTCTCGGCCGCCATCAGCGCGGCGATCTCCTCCTCGGGTTTGCCGGATTTCGCCGCATAGCCGCGCGTCATGCTGGCGGCCATCTTGTCGAGTGCGCCCGCCATGTCGCGCATGTCCGCGGCGGTGCCCATGACCATGCCGGAGGGATCATGGATCATCAGGAAGGCGTTTTCTGGCATGACGATCTCATCGCCTGCCATGGCGATGTAGCTGGCCGCCGAGGCAGCAATGCCATCGATCCAGACGGTCACAGTCCCTGCATGCCGCGTCAGTGCGTTATAGATCGCGACCGCATCAAAGACCGAGCCGCCGGGACTGTTGAGACGAAGATCAATGGGGGCATCATCCGGCAGCGCGCCCAGCTCTGCCAGAAACCCCTTTGCCGAAACGCCGTAGGCGCCGATTTCGTCATAGATCAGCACTTCCGCCCCGCTGGCGCGGCCGCGGATCGTGTACCAGTTGTTCATGGTGTTACTCCTTTTGAATGGCGCGATCGTCGCCATTGCCATCATCTGCAGCGTTGCCGGGATCAGGATGCCGCGCCGGGGTGGCCCGCGCGCCTTGCGTCTCGCCGGGGCTGGTGCGATAGTGCAGCCCCAGATCGGCGGCGCGTTTGACGTCTACTGCGTTCTCGCGATCCACTTCCTCGACATCGTAGCCGGTGGCCTCGACCACCTTGCGCCGCGAGGTGATGCCCGCCTCCATGGCCAGCACCTGCGCCTGGATGTCCTTCAAGGGGTCGACCCAGTCCCAGCGAGGCGGGATCCACTGCACCATCCGCGCAGCCGCCGGATCCGCTAGCTCCAGCCGTCCGGCCAGCTGCGCCGTTTCCAGCCAGCGCCGCCAGACGGGGCGGCAGAGCTGATGCGCGATGACCCCGTGCTGCAGCTGCTGCACGCGGCGGCGGAATTCGACCAGTTCGGCGCGAAGGCTGGAATAATTCGCCTGCCGCACATCGCCGGTCACCAGATGATACGGCAGCCCCAAGGAGGCCGAGACCGCCAGCAGCGTGCGATACTGAAACGCCTCATAGCCGCCGCCGACATCGGCGGGGCTTGAGAACTTCACATCCTCACCCGGCAGCAGCACCTGCATGGTGCCGGGCTCAAGGCTCGCAATGGCTGCACCGTCGAGGTCTGCCTCGGCCTCCCCCAGCATCGGGTCTTCCGGTGCGGTCTTGATGATGAAGCCCGCGAACATCGCCGCGGTCTTTTTGCGATCCAGTTCCGCATCGTCATACTGGTCGAGCAGGAATAGCCGCACCATCGCAGGGGCCACATGCGGCAGGCCGCGAATTTGCCCTGCATCGATGGGTCGGTAGATGTGCAGCACGTCCCCGGCAGGCACACGCACGGTCTCCGGCACGGCCACGCGGCGATCCGTGCTGTCACCGGGGTGGCTGCGGCGGAAATGATAGGCGACGCGCCGCCCGATCAGGTCAAATTCGATGCCGCAGCGGATGCGATTGCCGTTGGCGGCCGTTTCGGTCTTCTCGAAGGGCAGCATCTCCGATTGCAGCATTTGCAACTGGAACGGCACCAGCAATCCGTCCTCGGCGCGCCGTGGCCGCAGGCGGACGAAGCACTCGCCCGCGACGAACATCTCGCGGGCGACCATGGCCTGCAGGCCGTAGAAGTCGGTCAGCCCGTCCGCGTCGGCCTCGTCGGTCCACGCGAGCCAGAGTTTCTGGACATGATCCCGCAATGCCGCATCCTCAATCAGGGAGGAGGGCTTGATCCCGTCGCCGACCAGATTGGCCGCGAATGCCTCGCAGGCATTCGCCGCATAGCCGTTGGTGACCACCAGTTCGCGCGCCCGCGCCAGCAGCTTCGGGCCACCGGAGGCGACCAGCGTGTTGATATTCTCCAGCGGCGGGTTCCAGCCGCGAAGGCGGCGACGGGACATCGCCCCTTCCAAGCGTGCGCGTACGGCATTTACACCGCCCGTGGGAGGGCGGCGGAACCTGTCGAACAACCCCATGGATCACAGCCCCTTGGTCGTGGTGATGCGCAGCTGCCGTACAATCCGCCGTCCCTCGAGCACAGCGATTTCGCGATCCAGCGCCTCGATGGCCCGGTCAATCTCGGCCACAGAGCGATAATCCACCGTCTTGCCGTCATAGCTGACGCGCGCCACGCTTGAGGAGCGCTGAGTTGAGAGCGCCTCGCGGCGGGTACGAAGATCAACAAGTTTTGGCATATGGATTGACCCGTCCCGGAAAATTGTTCAGTCAAACGGAGCACCGACGATAGAGAGAGAAGCCATGACCCCGAAAGCGCAGATCAAGCCAGCAGCGGTAGCGTTGGCCCTCATCGCTGCGGCGTTCATTTCGTTTCCAGCATCCGCCGCCGAGATCACCGGGGCCGCCCGTGCGATTGATGGCGATACAATCGATATCGGGCCCGTGCGGATCCGTTTGCATGGAATCGACGCCCCCGAAAGCGATCAGACCTGCGCGCGCGCCGGTGGCGGCACCTGGAATTGCGGCACAGCTTCAACCGGAAGGTTGGCTGATCTCATCGATGGTCAAACCATTACCTGTATTGCGCAAGATCGTGATCTTTACGGTCGCATCATTGGCGTTTGCCTGAATGATGGTGCTGATCTGAATGCCTTGCTGGTTCGTGAAGGCCTCGCATGGGCGTATACGCGTTTCAGCGAGGACTATCTCTCTCAGGAAGAGGCAGCGCGCGCGGAAGCTGTCGGCATCTGGCAGGCCGAAACAACACCGCCGTGGGAATATCGTGAACAACGCTGGGACCGTGCTGCAGCTGCGTCGCCGCGGCCAGGGTGCCCAATCAAGGGGAACATCAACCGCAGTGGTGAGCGTATCTATCATACTCCCTGGTCTGCCTGGTATGACCGGGTTCAGATCGACGAGACGCAAGGTGAAAAGTGGTTCTGCGATGAGGCCGAAGCGCAAGCGGCAGGCTGGCGTGCACCGCATCGATAACACCGCCGATCAACGTGCAGATATTTGAAACACCTCGCGCGCCTTGTCGGTTAGCCCATAGCGTTCGACATACTCGAGAAGAGCTTTTTCCAGTTGCAGCACACGCTGCTCGAGGGCCGCGGATCCGACCGGGATCGTGAACTCTGCTTTCTGTGATCCTTTGTTGGCGTCGATCATGTTCGTCCCATTCTGGTGTTTCGGTTCATACGCTATCGGAAATTCCACACAAGGTAACCTCAATTTCAGCGCGCGAGCTGACGGAGCAACAGTCTGTAGGTGCCATCCTCAATCCATGTAGCTCGACCGCACTGTCCGCCGCTGCGCTGACGGGCGGGATGATGATTTCACGGTCGCGTCACCCGCAGGCCCAGAGGCTTCCACTGCAAGCTGGCGCGCCAACTCCGCCCACCGCGCCTCCGACCAGCGGTCTGCTCCCGCAATCCACGCCGCCGCCCGCGCATAGACCCGACAATCCAGCGCCTCGTTGCGCTCGCGCATCTTCTGCCATTCGAGCTTTGCAAATCCACGCTTGTTCTTGACCGTGACCAGCTGTTCCGCCGTCAGCTGCTTGAGCCATTCGCTGTCGGCCCAGTGTGGCAGATGCACCGTGCCCGCAGGGAACTCAGCACCACCTGTGATCTCCTCCGGCGTTGGTCTGTCCTGGCGCAGGAAGCGATAGGTCTCGGCCTTGAAGGTCGATGTCGCCACTGACCACAGCCGCGCACCGCGGCGCAAACGCTTGCCGCCGATGGTTGCGTCGACAAAGGTCGGCCCTGTCACCGGGCTGGCGCGGTTGAAGCCCTCCAGCCCCTTGACCGGTGCCACCTGTGCAAAGCCCACCTGCCGCGCCCAAGCATAAACGGCGCTCGTCTCATAGCCGGTATCGATGGCCAGCTTCGCGATTGCGAGGTGCTGGCCGCTTTCATGCGCCCAGACCCGACCCAGCATATCGGTCAGCTTCTGCCAGCAGGCTGGATCGGCCGGGCCGCCCTCGATCACGATATGGTCGATCAGCCAGCTTGTCCTGTCCTTGCCCCAGGCCCAGACATCAACCTCGATCCGGTCCTTCTGCACATCGGCACCTGCGGTCAGGAACAGGCCACCCGCAGGCACCGTGCCCGCTTTCCATGTCTCCCGCCGCTCTGCCAGCCGCTGCCAATCCGGGGCTTCGCCAGTTTCGAACCAGGTCTCGCCCAGAATGGTATTGCGAAACGCGCGCATGGCCTCGTCATTGCCCTGTGCGGCCTCCCATGCGCGCGCAATCCGCGACCAACTGAGCCAGCCGATGGGCGAATAGAGCGCCGAGAGGTGATAGCCGACCGTATGCGGGTCCGCCGATTGTGCTGTTGCGCGCCATTCGCCCGCTGCCAGCATGGCCGTCTTGTGGTGTTCCGCGATGGGTTGGTCACACCCTTCGCAGTGATATTCTGCGGCCTCTGGCTGGCCCTTCTTCCAGCGCAGCCGCTCAAACCGCAGCCATTGGCGATGCCCGCACTGCGGACAGGGTACGAAATAGCGCCGCTGGTCGCTGGCCTCGAATTCCCGCTCGATGCGCGACAGACCCCGGATGGTGGGGGTGGAGATCAATAGCGCCTTGCGGCGATGCGCGAAGGTCAGCGAGCGGGCTTCGGCCAGGCTGACAGGATCGCCTTCCTCATCGGCCGAGGCCGGATAGGCATCGACCTCATCCAGAAACAGATACCGCGCCGGGGTCGAGCGCAGCCCCACCGCCGAATTCGCGCCCGTCATGATCAGAATGCCGCCCGCGAACTCTTTTGAGAGCATCGTGTTGCCGGCATCCCGCGAGCGCGCGGGCTTGATCCGCTCGCGCAGTTCCGGGCTTTCCTCGATCAGCGGGTCGATCCGCTGGCGCGAATTGCGTTTGGCCAGTTCCACTGTCGGCTGCACGGCCAGCATCGGTCCCGGTGCGTGGTGCATCACGAACCCGATGAAACAGTTGCCCGCTTCTGTCGCGCCCACTTGAGCCGCCTTCATGAACACCACCCGCTGCACCGGGCTGGCGGGCGAAAGCGCATCCATGATCTCGCGCATATAGGGCGTGCGCGCGGTCTTGTAGCGCCCGGGCTCGGCGGAAGCGCGCGACGACAGCCAGCGGTGCCGGTCGGCCCATTCCGACACGGTCAGGTCCGGGTCGGGCCGCAGGCCCCGCGACCACGCGCGGATCAGGTCATTGGCACCATCGAACCCCGCGACATCCTCACCCAAGGCCGCTGCGGATATCGGCGAGGCTGTCGAGCTGGGCGCGGACATGGGCTTCCAGGACTTTCTGCATCACCGCCGCCTCCACCGTGATCCCCTCTCCA